ATAACTATCAAGAAAATGCTCACCACGACTGATATATCCCTTATTTACAATCCATTTAATCATGGGATCCATCAAACCTTTTTCATATTCTTTAATAAAATAATTCAATGTCCAAAAAGTAACCTTTTCATTAAAAATTATCCTTTCAAAAAGTTCTTTAGATGTCTTTTTAAATTTTTTTCTATGAAAAATAATACTGTCAATTTCATCAATAGTTAAATACAATGCAATATCTTCACCAGGAATATAAATACATTCCTTATCAACATCATACCAATAATACTTCTCATTAGGATTTCTTAATAATTTAAGATACTTGATAAAATTCATATTTTTACTCCTATTCTTTTTAATTCTCTTTTCACAGTTCTTTCCTCCAAACCAAAATCACTCAAAGCATGCTGTGAAAGAAATGTTGTACCTGGCTCCCTTAACTCATTACTAATTAACTCCCCATCATTAATTAATTTCCTACGTTTTTGTTGATACTTTGCTTTCTGCTCACGTACTGCCCAGGTCCTGCAAGCTTCCCTGCAATAACCTGTTTTGTTTTCAAATTTAATAAATATTCTTCCACAGTATTTGCATTTGCTGATGTAGAATCTTGTTTGTGGATCATTTAATGTTTTCTTCAATAACATCCCTTATCATCTTTCTAAATTTTTGGATAGTAGGTTTTTCTTCACTTCAAAAACAAACATGTGAAAGGGTAAAAGTTTACCCTGGTATTTCACATATTCATTAATTACTTGTGATTTTTTTAATGCTTCAGTTATAGTTTCTTGTTTTAATTCTTCACTTATGCATTCAAAATTGGAGACTGTTCTACTTAAACTAATGTATACCTGTTCATATAGATTAAAGTTATTGTTTTCCACATTCTCCACCACAACAAGAAACTGAATTATCAGAAGTGTTGAATTTACCATCTTCAATCATTTCAATCAACTCATTAAGAATACGAGTAATATTCATCAAAGTATGAAGATTAACACTATGAATTATAACATCCTTATACTCCATGTCTCTCAAACTACCAGTGCATTCTTTATGAATAGTAACAGCTCCTTCTTCAAATTCCTCTTTTTTTGTCTTAATAAAATATAGTAATAATTTCTCATCAATCATATTATATTTCCCCCATGTATTCTTTAACTTCTTTCATAAAAACTCCTGATTACAATATAACCTATCTTAATGATCATAAAAATCAGTAAGACATAACACTAAACAACAACTAATAATTACACTTACACTAAAAACTACCCAACCATCCATCATACTATATTCTCCCCCCATTATCTCCAACTTGTTACTAACTCATACTCTTCAGGAGTTAACTTCTGTTTTAACCTTTCATCAAAACTTCTTACATCTCCAGGATTATTCTCATCCCAGCAAGACTCAATCTTGGCAGTTAATTTATTAATTTCTTCCTTATTCATTTTTGTATCTCCTTTTTATTCCGTGTGGGTTGTCTTTGACTTGGTTCCGCTACACCATACTTACTTAACAGATAATTCTGTTTATGCTTCCTCACTGTTTCAATTGCCGTGTCTATAAGTAAACTCCATTTAAAACTCTCATGCTTATCTCTTAATATCTCATGCCATACATCCTTCATGATTCCACCTTTTTTTTATATGAATTATTTCACTCCTTCAGCATAGTTTACTAATTTTAATCCTTCATTAATTACACAACCCACCAATACATCAAAAGACACTTTTTGTTGTTTGCTGATATTCTTCAGCTGATTTTTCCCAACAAAACCTAAACGTTCATGTATACGATAAACTGTATCCA